ATCCTGGCTTTTGTATTAAACTCTTTGTTACTATGGCAGGTCTGATGACATTTTCGGCAAAGGCAAATGAGATTTTCGATGTAATTTTTTGCATCATTTTTACTACCACCCATTCCACGAGAAGATAGATGATGTATGTCAGTTCCATACCAACTATTACAAACAGCACATTGATAGGTTTGAGCAATAGTGTATTCTGGCAACCAAAAATCATCATAAATTTTAAAATGTTTAGTTGCCATCGTTTTCTAAAATTTTATCAATGTTAATAGGATCATGTTTTAAATGATGTAGAACTGTAGTGTGATCTCTTTTTAAAAATCTACCAATTTTTGCTTGAGTTGAATTTGTGTTTTTAATGCAAATGTGACAAAAATCTCTTCTTGCCAAGACTAAATGTTTATCCCTTCTTTTACCTAATAAATCATCTAAATTTATGTCGTAAAAATCACAGACTTTGTATGCAACATCAAATAGTCCACCTTTTATTAATGACTGAGGATATGACATAATTAACCTTAAAATTGCAGGCTTACTTAAAAGTAATTTAACAAATTTTATTTCTTCTTGAGTAAGTGCTTCGTGTTTTTGTTTTTGTTTAAACTTAATCCTGTCAATAACCTTGTTTTCTACTATGTCTTTTCTTCTTAGGACAGAAGATTTTATACTTGATTTATCGACAGGATATTTTCTATTAATACCAAACATTAAAAATCTGGAAGCTCCTCTTTTTGTTCTTCTTCTTTTTTAGGTTTCCAGGTATTTTCTTCTACATACCATTTACCATCCTTACTGACTTTAATATCAAGATTAATCCAATCATCATCTTTATCTTCTAATTTTTTTTTGTACCATTGAGTAAATTGATCTTTATTGATTGATAGTTTAAATTTTACAAAATCAACAGTTGACTCTTTTACATATAAACCTTCTGCAAATTTTTTATCTTCGGTCATAAATCTCCTTTAGTTTTTTTTGGTTGTTCTAATGCGTCTAAATCATCTTGTTCTCCTGTACTTAATTGGAACAGAGAACGCATAAATTGTTTAAGTGCATAAGACTGGGCAGTACCCATTGCTGTACCATTACCAAATGGTACGACAATATGTTTAGTTGTTGGAAAATCCCAAGTATCTCCGTCTTTGTGAACTAAGATATATTGATAAACAACTGTTAAATTTTTTCCAGATGGACTAATCTCACTTGATTGTTCATGTGGTACGATTATTAATCCTGCGTCAGCACAAACAGGATGTACTTGTTTTAAAAAACCATCAATGCTTGTGTATTTATATTTTTGAAATTTATTTTCAGCATCGTGTTCTAATGGCTTTTGTAATTTAAGCATTATTTCATTAATTGCTGTGGCTATATTTTTAGGCATAGGGTTAATAAAATTTTTATTAATTTTATTAATGTTTTTATTTTCTAATTCATCTTTTAATCCTAATTTTTCTGCAATTTTTTCTCCCACTTGATTTTGTGCTTTTATTACATCTTCATCAAATGCATGATATTTTGGCATTATTTTTTTCCTTTCAATATTTTGTTAAGGTCTTTATCTAAATCAAATGCTTTTCTAAGAAGTGTAAATTGCTTTAGACCAACAGCAAGATCATCTTTAAAAAATTTCTTTATTTCAGTTTCATCATCATCTTTAGGAAATCTAACAATAACTGCTCTATCTATTTCTATGCCATCATTTTCTTTTATTAATTCTGCATAACAAGACAGTTGGATAATCATATCGGAATAAACTGCTTTAGAAGTTTTAAAATCTACTAAAATATATTTGTCATTCTGTTTAACTAATAAATCTGGACATCCACCAACATTTAATTTCTTGCTTATATATTTTTTCTCAGTCCAAATAACTTCACAATCAATACTATCCCACCAGTCTATAAATTGTTGAAAGCAATCAACAGCAACTTTATCATCTGGTAATTCATATTTTTTATTTAATATATATAGTTCAGCTAAATCATGTAATGCTGTTCCAGTATCTCCTGCTTTTTTAAGTTCATCAAAATAATTTAATCCTTTTAAACCTAATTGATTTGACCAAATAATTAATCCAGTAGCATTTTTAAATCTACTTATGATAGTTGTTACACTTGGTAATTTTTTTTTATTTATTATGTAATCGCCTGTTGGCATTTTTAACCCTTATTTTATGTTCTTCAGCTTCCCAATAAACTTTAATGTGTTTTGTACCTGGTGCAGTCGAGGTACTTATTTTTTTAGGAGAAAATAATGAAACTGCACCAAGCAACTTTTTTATAAAATTATACAGGAAGAGGTATCTCCATTATAATTCCATAAAAACAATAGAGTATGATGATTGCCCACAATGACACAAAAGCAATCCCATACCAAAATTGTTTACCCTTTAACATTTGTCCTCAACAGACTTCATGTGAATAGATAACAATTTACTTTGAAACCTCGAGTAAGTTTGAGGTTGAACTTTTTTTATAACTTGTATTGTTGATTTTCTAACAAACAGGTTATAAATAATTTTGAAAGGGTTAAACATACAACAACCTTTTCTCTGGTTTAAAAGGTGGCACTTGCTCAACCAACTGCCACCTCGCCAGATTATATTCATCACATAAGGAGCAACTTATGTAACTTATAGGTTATTTATTGAAAGTTTTGGAAAATGTCAAACAATATTGACAATGTAAAGTTATATAGCGATTTGTTCGATTTTATAATCTTCGTCAAATAGAGTGTGTGTAGTTATTCGTGGATAAATAGCTGTAAATTCACAATTTTTGATTAATTCAAACTCATTAACCCACATATCTTTATAAGAAACCTTTTTTCCATTTTCATGAAATTTATAATCGTCTTTGTTAATGTGTTTACTTTTCCACCATTGAAACACGCAAGAACCATCTTTGTTAAATTCTAAAACTTGACCATAATAAAACATATTATTTGCTTTTCTTTGAAGAAATACATCTACATTAATTAATCTTTGTTTTAAATCTTTATCCTTAACCCAATCTTTATGGTCAAAGTCTATAAGTGAAAATGCAGGAATGTGATTACCTTCATAAACACCCCAATAAAAAGCCTTTTGTGTTGGTTTTAAATACGCATTATTTAAAAAATAAATAACTTCTATTGGTTCATCATAATTTCTTGGTACAAAATGACATTTATCATAATCATATTTTTCAATTATTTCTGTTTTAACAATATTATCACTAATAATTCGATTTATTTTTATTTGTAAAATCCTTGCTAATTCTTGAAGTTGCCAATATTTAGCGTCTGTATCGCCTTTTAAAATTGAATAAATAGTTTGATGAGACATTGAACCATAACCAAGAGGTGCATCAGCAGTAAGTAAAGCTAATGATCTAGGAGTATGACCTTTTTCTTTAATTAACGCATTTAAATTAATTAAATATTTTTTTTGGTCTAATAACTTCATTTGCATACTTTATCTCCTTTTTGCAAAATATGTCAATTTATTTCCAATTATTGTAACTTTTTACAAATGTCAAATAAATTTGACAAAATATAATTTAATAATTAATTGTCAAATAATGCAAATAAAATGTAATTTGTGCCAAAAATTAGTAGATTTAGACGAAAATCTTACAAAAACACAATTAAAAACACAGCAATTTATTCAAAAATATTTCAAATTACATGGCAAATGTCCTTCGTTTAGAGAAATACAAAAAGGGTTAAATTATAAAACTCCAAGTGCAGGTTATGAAATTGTCATGGCATTAGTTGATAAACAATTTTTAGCTAAAGCAAAATTTAAAAAAAGATCATTAATAATAACAAAAGAAGTGCCTTGTGAAATCAGCTAGCGATAATATTCCTGCATTGTATTTTTATGTTGAGTCTTGGATTACAGGTACACAAGATCTTACTCCACAGCAAAGAGGAATATACATACAATTATTATCGCATGCACAAGTTAGAAATGGAAGAGGGTTGCCTAACGATATCGTAAAGTTATCTAGGCTATCTTTATTATGCAATCCAGATGATTTAACTAACTGGGAAGAACAGAAAAAAGACTTATATTTTATATTAAAATCAAAATTTATTTTAAAAGAAAACGATATAGGTATTGAGTCGTACTTTAATGAAAGACAGCAAAAAGAGTACGAAATTGCTAGAAAAAAGAAAGACCAAGTTCTCCAGGCTAATAAAAAATATAACAATAAAAGAACTAAGAATAACGATATCGTAACGACATCGTCTGATAGTGATAGTGATAATGATATATTTAATAATATATGGGATAAATTAACTTATAAAAGAGGCTCTAAAAAAGTGGCTGAAGCATCGTTTTGGAAGATACCAGAGGATGTAAAATCTGAAACAATTATAAAAAAATATAATGAATTATGCTTATCAGTAGATGATCCTAAGTTTGTTCCACATTTTGCTACATGGATAAATCAAGCCAGATGGGAAGAGGAATTGCCAGTTAAAAATGAAGATGAATATTCTGGCATACAATTAAGAAAAGATGATGATTATAAAAAATGGGTAACATGGGTAAAAAGAGGAAGAAGGCATCTCTCCATATCAGATGACATGGTGCTCAAAATGAAAAATGAAGGTTTAATTACAGAAGAAGAATATAAAGCATGGTAAAAAGAAAGAAAAAAAATAATTTTACAGTAGATCTTGGAGCTCAAACATTAATTAGAGATGATAAATCCAATACATTTGTTAGAAAAGTAGATGGGGAAAGACTTAGATTGGTTGCTTATGGTCAAGATAGACATTTAGAGAAAGAACACAAATCTGTTTTAGAAAATTATTTTGCAAGAGATTTATTAGATATACATAACAAAGAGAACAACAGTAAAAGATTCTGGGCAGGCAGAAGATACGAAGATAAGTTTGAGAGCTCCAACATTAGACAGAGAATAACAGCTAGTTTAAAAGAGAACTTAGGAAACAGTACAAAAGAAGAGTTTATAATACAAAACTTTGATGCACAGAGTGAATTTCGTTTTGTTGATAAAGAATTAGGGAAGCTGAGTAAAATTTTATGGGTTGTCATTATAGAGAATAATCCTGCTAAAAAGAGAATGGATGAACTTAGAGAAGCATTGGATAGATTAATAATTATTTTTGATATGTAGTTTTGTATTTGTTCTTATTAACAAACAGATCGTAAATCTATAAAAACTAATATAATCACATAAATTACGAAAACTCTTATAGCCATCAAATAGATGGCTTTTTTTATATGCAAGAACAACTATTATTTAAGTCTGTTCTAGTGCAGGGTTTAACAGATGCTCTTGGTAAATTTTTATGGGCGAGCAGGTTAAATGTCAAATATCAAAGAGAAGCAATAGATTGGTTAGGGAGCAAAGACTTTGATCTTGTATGCTCCTATGCAAATTGGCAACCAACTGAAATATTAAGAATTTACAAAGACATCAAAAAACACACGCATTATTTAACAGCGACAGACATACGATATTTATTATATGAACAAATTACTAGACGATCTTAACTGTTCAATGTTTATGGTTAAAAATCCAGAGACAAAGAAACCAGAGATTATTATTAGGTTTATTAATTTTGAAAGCGAGCAGGAAGCTATGGACTTTGCTGAAGCATTCAAAGTAGAAAACCAAGCAGATCCTATTGTAAGAGAACTATCAACAACAATACATTAATGAACACATTACCAGAAAAGAAAGAAACTAGAGGTCGTAAGACTAAATACTCTAAAACTATTGTTAAGGATGTATTAACTTTATTATCTCAAGGTATTGGTATCAAGCATGCAACTGCAAAGTGTGGCATTACTTATCCTTCCTGGAGGGCATGGATGGACAAAGATGATAAGCTCCGAGATGCTTACTACAAAAGCAAAGAAGCAGGAATTGAAATGCTGATTAGTAGGGTAGATGAGAAGATAGAAACAGCTTTAGAGAAAAAGAATATACCAATGGCAGAAGTAAAACTGTTAGAGATATATTCCAAGAACATACAATGGCAGGCAGGTAAACTTGCTCCGAAGCAATATGGTACTGAGAAACAAACTCTATCCATTACCGATGCAGACGATAAGAAGATAGAGATTAGTTGGGCAAGCGACTAGAAATATACTTCCTGTTGATAGGAAGCATAGAGGTAAGACTATAGGAAGCACACTTCCTACTAAACTAGGAAAGAAACTAGATAATAAACATATGATTAAATACCAAGATCATTGCCTTCTATTTCATCAAGAGATACTTTAAGATCTTCTAACACTTTATATCTTTCATCGAGGGATAAAGGGTTAAGGATGTCTAGGATTAGATTTATCTCTTTAATGTATGTAGGCTCTAATAAGATGTTATTGTTTAAATCGTAGCCTTTAATCTTATAATTACCAGTAGATAGTTTATCGATAGTCTCTTTGTTTAATTTAAGGTTATATGTATTCATCATAAGTAAACTCTTTCGTTAAGGTTTTATTCCATAATAGACGGAATAAAGTTTGAATTGTTTGCAAATTGTTGAGTTAATATTGTTTGGTAAAGTTATTGGTTGGTTGAAAAGGTAGGGATTGTAATAATTAATTAGGAAAAAGATCTTTTTTTTCCCAGAGCTCTCATGTGAGGAACAAAACAGGAACATGCTGGAAAATGGCAGAAAACAGCCATTATTTTTATTACATACTACAATACCAAGTATATTATTCTAGGCTATGCCTCAAAAATTATACTTATGGTCGGATTTTGGTTAATTAATATTTTTTATAATATCTGATATTTTTTATAACATCTAATAATTTATTGATTATCTGATAATCTGCAAAAAATAAATTAAATAACCCCACTTGGTCTGGTTTATTTTAATGCCATCCCATTTTAACACAAAAACCACCTCTAACGGAAATTTTATGAAAAAGAAAACAAAACCTAAAAAGAAA